TGAAAGATCGTATCCTCACGTTGCCTATGTGGGAGAAAGCATCTGCCAACGTCTACGATATGCTGGTGGGTCACGAAGTCGGTCACGCTCTCTACACTCCCGACAAGTGGGGTGATGACTATGGCATTCCTCAGTCGTATCTGAATGTCTGTGAGGATGCTCGTATTGAGAAACTGATGAAGCGTAAGTTTCCTGGTCTCGCTCGTAACTTCTACAGCGGATATCGTGAGTTGCATGATGAAGATTTCTTCTGCATCGGTGATCGTAGCCTTGATTCGTATGCTTTGATTGACCGTGTGAATCTTTTCTTCAAAGTTGGTATTCATGCTGGAGAAATCTTTGAGTGGAATATCGAAGAGAAAACAATCATCGATGAACTTGCTGATGCTGAAACCTTTGAGCAAGTTGTAGATGTTGCCCGCAAGATTCTTGCATACACTGAGCAACAGGAGCAACAGCAGGTTGTTGAAGCGCAAGGCGACCTTCAGCAATCTACTCAAGGTGGGGGTGATTCCACTCAAGGTGGGGGTGAACCTACCGATGGTGATGGTAATCAACCTCAGCAAACTTCTGGTGACGGCAACCAAACTAAGGGTGCTGATTCCAATCAACCCAATGAGCAAGGTGAAGGTGCTACCAATGGTGGTGGTCAAACGAATACGCTTGAGTCTGAAACTGACAAGGCATTCACTGAGAATCAGAAACAACTGATTAGCGATTATCCTCGTGCTAATCATCTGAACTATATTGAGTTGCCTGACATTAAAGTAGAAAACTTTGTTATTACGAACAAAGAAGTGATGGAAGATTGTAACACCTGTTTCGGTGAGCAGTCTCAAAAACTTTTTGCTGAAGTTGACAAACAGTATCTGACTTTCCGTGCGGAAGCTCAACGTGAGGTTAACTACCTTGTGAAAGAGTTTGAGATGCGTAAGTCAGCCGATCAGTATGCTCGTGCTAGCACTGCTAAAACTGGCGTTCTTGACACAGCACTTCTTCACACCTACAAGTGGAATGAAGATGTATTCAAGAAAATCAATGTGGTGCCTGACGGTAAGAATCACGGTCTGATTTTCATTCTCGATTGGTCTGGATCTATGGGTGGTATCTTACAAGATACTGCTAAGCAACTGCTGAACCTCGCATGGTTCTGTAAAAAAGTGCAGATTCCTTTTGACATCTATGCTTTCACCAACGACTATTGGTATCACAAATCCTACGATTATTCTTCTGGCACTCGCACTAAACCACAGAAGATTCAAACTCCCAAAGCAGGTCAAGTGCAAATGTGTGAGCACTTCCGTCTGCTAAATCTTGTCAGCAGCAATGGTCGTAACGGCAAAGATCTTGAAGCACAACTGAAAAACTTCTGGCGTCTTGTTACTGGTGAGAGTGGTTACTCTGGATACTCTATGCCCGCTGGGTATGGTCTGTCTGGCACTCCTCTTCATGAAGCTGCTATTTCTCTGACTGCACTTATTCCCGACTTCCAGAAGCGCAACAAAGTTCAAAAGACTAATGTTATTATTCTGACTGACGGTGAATCTGCCAGCATCAACTATTACACTGATCAAAAGTATGGTAGTCGTATGGGAACACAATATGTAACCAATGATTGTGTTCTGCGTGATCGCAAGACTGGTCGTGTGTATCCTCGTTTTGACAATGGTGGATACTATGGCAACTCAGATCTTATCACTAAAGTGTTTCTTCAAAATGTTCGTGATCGCTTCCCTGATGTAAACCTGATTGGTATTCGTCTGGTGAATGGTCGTGGTCTTAACACCACTTACAATGCTGAAGATTGTAAAACGGATTGGAATGAAGTTCAGAAGCAGTGGAAAAAATCTAAGTCTGCTGAACTGGTTGAGCATCTTGGTTATCAGGCATTGTATCTGATGGGAACTGATTCCCTCGCTGTCAATAGTGAGTTTGATGTTGAAGAAGATGCTACTGAGAAAGAAATCGGCAAAGCATTTACTAAAGCACTCGCCAAGAAAGGTGTCAACAAAAAAATGCTTACATCTTTTGCCACGTTGATTTCATGAATAGTAATTTTGAAAAAAACGGCTTTCTTGTAGTTCGTAATTATCTAGATCAAATTGGTTTAGATATTAACGTTCTACAAGAATATTTTTATTTGAAAGGATTAACAACGAAAGTCAAAGATGATCCTCAAACACCAGGATCTGTAAACTATTATTCTGATTTATTAACAGAAACTATTCTGAAAATATCTAAATCAAAATTTGAAAAATTCACGGGATATAATTTATTGCCAACTTATAGTTTTTCTAGACTTTATTTGAAGGGAAATAAATTAACAAAACATACAGATAGAATGTCGGCTGAAATATCTGGAACTCTATGCATTGATTATTCTGGCGAACATCATTCTGAAATTTATATGTCTCCAACAGATAAAGAAAGTGATGCAACTAAAGTAATATTAAATCCAGGAGATCTTTGTGTTTATAATGGAATTAAAATGTGGCATTGGAGAGACCGAGTAAAAAATGATTGGTTGCTGCATACTTTCCTTCATTATGTCAATGCAGATGGAGATAAAAAACATTTAGTTTACGATCAAAGATCATACTTAGGAATGCCATCTATTAATGATAAACAATTTAATCAGGGGCACGTATCAAATTATTTTAAGTCATACATAAGCAACGCTTATCGACAACTCCCTTGACCTCTCACCTCTCTTGCCCTATAATATCTACATACCAAACAACCCCACACCATGAAAAACTTTGAAGTCGCCCCCATGATTGACCGCTTCGGCGCTGTGGTGACCGCTGCTGATGTTCGTGCCTATGCCGATGAGGTTGGTATTTCTTATCAGACTCTCACTAAGAAACTGGAGCAGTTTAAGGTGCAGCGTGGCATGTGGCATCTGACTGCTGCTGAGCAACTGGAGCAAACTTATAATCAACCCGCTGTGGAACCTGTGGCAGAAAACCCTGAAAACTTTATTCCTGCGAAAGATGCTTCCTTCGTCAGCTTTGGTAACTTTAGTGATATTAAGAAGATTGTTTCTTCTCGCCAGTATTATCCTATCTTCATCACTGGTCTCTCTGGCAACGGTAAAACTTTCAGTGTTGAGCAAGCTTGTGCTCAACTGAAGCGTGAACTGATTCGTGTCAACATCACCATTGAAACCGACGAGGATGACCTGATTGGTGGTTTCCGTCTGGTCAATGGTGAGACTGTGTGGCATGATGGTCCTGTAATTCAAGCACTGAATCGCGGTGCTATTCTGCTGCTTGACGAGATTGACCTTGCCTCTAACAAAATCCTCTGCCTGCAATCGGTGCTTGAGGGTAAGGGCGTCTTCCTTAAGAAGATCGGCAAGTATGTCAAACCCGCTGCTGGTTTCAACGTTGTTGCTACTGCCAACACTAAAGGTAAGGGTAGCGATGACGGTCGCTTCATCGGCACCAACGTGCTCAACGAAGCATTCCTTGAGCGTTTCCCTGTGACCTTTGAGCAGGCATATCCTACTCCTAAGGTTGAAACTGCTATTCTCAAGAAAGCTTCTGAGTCTCTCAACTGCTACGATGAAGAGTTTGTGGGTCGTCTGGTTGCATGGGCAGAAATCATTCGTAAGACTTTCTACGATGGTGGTGTTGATGAAATCATTTCTACTCGTCGCCTAGTGCATGTTATTCGTGCCTTCAGCATCTTCGGCAAGCGTAAGAAAGCAATCGAAGTGTGTATTGCTCGTTTCGATGATGAGACTAAGCAATCCTTCATGGAACTCTATACTAAGATTGATGCTTCCATTGATGCTCAAACTGAAACTACTCAGCCTGAACTGACTGTTGAAACTCTCTGATGTTTGATAATCTCTCTCGCCACACCCTCATCCAACTTAAAGATGGGGGTGTTTTTTCAATTAAATGTAAAGTCATGGAATATCACAGTGGTAAAGATATTCCATGTTACTTGGGAATAAAATATCCGACTGGCATCGTGGGTGTTGACTCTTTTACTTCAAGATGCTATACTAACCAAATAGATTCTATTATCAAGGAAATCTAACTATGCAATGGAAATACAATGAAGACAAAATCCTTAAAGACGTTGAGGATTATGTAGTGAGCACATACCACGGTCATTACTGTGGGGATGAAGAAGGATACGATGATATCCAAACAATTGATCTGATGGCGGCGAAGAAACTTGCTGCTCCTTTCTGTCAAGCAAATATTCTTAAGTATGGCAGTCGCTATGGTGATAAGGATGGTCGTAATAAGCGTGACCTTTTGAAAGTGATTCACTACGCAATGCTTCTGCTTAACTTTGATGGTCACTACACTCGCACACAGAACGGTCTACAGGAGTTTAAATGAGCACAGTCGCACTTTCCCAAACTACTCTGAATATTCTTAAGAACTTTGCCACTATCAACAATGGCATCATTATTAAAAAAGGAAACACGCTACGAACTATCTCAAATGCTGAGAACATTCTCGCAGCGGCGAACGTTGAAGAATCCTTTCCTCAAACTTTTGCGATTTATGATCTTAACCAGTTTCTGGCTGGTTTATCATTGTTCGATAATCCTTCTTTGGTGTTTGATAATGCCGATTATGTTACTATCAAAGATGGGCGTAGTCGTGTCAAATATTACTTTAGTGACCCTGAGATTACACTTAAAACTGCTCCAGATAAATCCGTAAAATATCCTGGATCTGACATTCAGTTTACATTGTCTGCTGCTAATATTGCTGCTATTCAAAAGGCAACTGGTATTTACAAACTGCCTGATTTGAATATCAGCTCAGATGAAGAGATCGTTCTCTCAGTGCGCGACAATGAAGTGTCAACTTCCAACACGTATGATATCATTGTTCCTGGCACCTTTGAAGGAACTCATTCTCTTGACCTCAAGGTTGAGAATATTCGTCTTCTTCAAGGTGACTATCAAGTTGGAGTTTCCAAGCATTACATTTCTGAGTGGAAGCATCTTAACTTTGATCTTACTTATTATATTGCACTTGAACCTTGATGAAAAACTTTTTGTGGGTGGAGGAGTATCGTCCTCGTAAGATCGAAGACTGTATCCTCCCTGATTCGTTAAAGAAAGTATTTACTGGATTTGTAGAGCAGGGGGAGATTGCTAATCTCCTTCTGTCTGGTCCTCCTGGAGTTGGAAAGACTACAGTTGCCAAAGCCCTGTGTGAAGAGATTGGTGCTTCATATATTGTTATCAACGGTTCGGATGAAGGTCGCTTCCTTGATACTATCCGAACCCGTGTCAAACAGTTCGCCAGTTCTGTCAGTTTAACTGGCGCTGGCAAACACAAAGTCGTCATCATTGACGAGGCAGATAATACCACTCATGACGTTCAGCTATCTCTTCGCGCCTTCGTTGAAGAGTTCCATAGCAACTGTCGTTTCATTTTTACCTGCAACTTCATTAATAAAATCGTTGACCCCCTGCACTCCCGCTGCACGGTCGTTGATTTCCGCATCAAACCCGAGGAGCAGAAGAAGTTACAGGCGGCGTTCTTTGGGCGCTTACAGACGATCCTAGACGCCTCTGGCGTGGCGTATGAAGACAAGGTGCTGGTCAAACTGATCCAACGCTACTACCCCGACTGGCGACGCCTGCTGAACGAAGCGCAGCGCCACTCTGCTGGTGGATCGTTGGATGCTGCAGTGCTCTGTGATATTGCTGATGTAAACCTAGACCAACTCATGCGAGCAATGAAAGCAAAGGAATACAAGGTCGTTCGTCAATGGGTTGTAGATAATATGGATAGTGACCCTAATACTATCATTCGTAAAATTTATAATTCTCTGAGTGAATGTCTTGAAGGTTCTTCTATTCCTCCTGCTGTGTTGGTGTTGGCTAAGTATCAGTATCAAATTGCGTTCGTAGCTGATCAAGAGATTAATATGCTTGCTTGTTTGACTGAAATTATGGTGGAGTGTAAGTTTAAATGAAATCATTAAAGACCCCTCTTCGTTATCCTGGCGGCAAATCTCGTGCCGTCAAGTATCTTATTCCTAAGATGCCTAAAGACATTACCGAATACCGTGAACCTTTTCTGGGTGGTGGTAGTGTAGCAATTGCGTTTACAAAAGAATACCCAGATATTCCTGTATGGGTGAATGATTTGTATGAACCATTGGTGAATTTCTGGCAGATGCTACAGAAGTCACCTGATGGTTTGTTCTGTTTACTGGAAGCATACAAGAATACATATGACACGCCAGGCAAAGCACGGGCATTGTTTGACGAAATGAAGATTCAACTGAATAGTGCTGACACACCTAACCTCCAGAAAGCTGCTGCTTTTTATGTGGTCAACAAGTGTAGTTTCTCTGGTCTAACTGAATCATCTTCCTTCTCACCTCAAGCAAGTGATCATAACTTCACTATGCGTGGTATTACAAATCTTTCTAAGTATTCAGAACTGATTGAGAATTGGAAGATTACTTGTGGTTCATATTGGGATATGATGATGACATCTGCTCCTGTAGGAACGTTCTGGTTCTTTGACCCTCCTTATGATATCAAAGATAATCTTTATGGTAAGAAAGGAGAACTACATAAAGGATTCAATCACGAAGAGTTTCATGCTTGGATCACTCAGGGTAATGTAAAAGATCGCTGGATGATTACTTACAATACCAATCCAACTCTTATGGAGTGGTATGATGGTTATTATCAAACCAAATGGGATTTGACTTATACTATGCGTTCAGTAGGCGACTACATGAATGAGCAAAAAGACCGTGCTGAACTTTTGATTACTAATTATGACGAAACCATCTCTAACGGAATATTTGAACTCAATAAATCAAACCAAGAAGTCGGTAGTTATTGACGAGGAATCTGAAAAAGCATATCCACCTTTTATTGTCAACAAGTGTCTTGCTGCTTTTCATGATACTATTTTATTTTCAAACGAAATGAATATGTATCCTCATCTCGATAAGAAGATGCAATATGACTTTTTTATAAATAGTATCAGCCCGCGTAAGAGATTTTCTCCTTGGGCAAAAAAATCTCAAGTAGAATACCTTGATGCGATTAAGGAGTATTATGGTTATAACGACGATAAAGCTCTACAAGCATTGAGAATCTTATCTAAAAATCAACTTGAACACATTAAAAAACTTGTAGACAAAGGTGGAAAAAGATGACTCCTGATATCGAAGTAGAATGGAAGCAAGCTGATATGGTTGAGGTGACTCTCAATGAACCTGATGATTTCCTCAAAGTTCGTGAGACCCTAACTCGTATCGGTGTCGCATCCCGTAAAGAAAAAAAGATTTACCAATCTTGTCATATCTTACACAAGCAAGGTAAGTATTATATTGTTCACTTCAAGGAGCTGTTTGCCCTTGATGGAAAGAATACCAATCTTTCTGTGAATGATGTTCAACGTAGAAACAGAATTATTCAACTGTTATCCGATTGGGGATTGATTTCTGTTGTTAAAGCAGAAGCGATTGCTGATGTTGCTCCGTTGAATCAAATCAAAGTTCTTGCTTTCAAAGAGAAAGATGAATGGACGCTTGAAAGTAAATACAACATTGGTCGTAAGAAGACCGAGATAACCGAATAATATTTGTAGGGAGTTCCACACTCCCTTTTTTAATGCTTTCTGATATATAATAATGAAGACGCCTTCGGGGTCTTAATCAAACTCTCGCTTATTCAAGGAGAATTAAAATGACAAATACTTATACTTGGGATGTTTATACTCCCTTCAACGTAGGATTGGAAAGCATTTTTAATAGACTAGATGCGATGTCTGGTCACAATACAAACTATCCTCCCTACAACATCATCAAACACGATGGCGCTAACTACGAAATTGAAATCGCTCTGGCTGGATTTAAGTCAGACGAGATTGAAGTCTCTACAGAACAGAACATTCTCAGAGTTACCTCGAAAGTTGAGAAACGAGATACTGAAAGAGTGTATGTTCATAAAGGTCTATCAAGCCTCTGTAGATTTTTCTGATGGTCTATTAACCATTTCTTTGGAGAAGATCATTCCAGAACACCAGAAAAAAACAACTTATACTATTGGTGCTGGTAAACAGGAACTTCTAACTGAAGGATAAATATTCATGGGGTAACCCAAATATCGTCGGCGCAGGGGCGGTGCTGGTCAGAATCAGCACTTGCCCCATTTTATTTTTTGTGGTATACTATAAAAACTCTAAGGAGCAAATTATGATTCCGAAAATTTTGTTAATGAACAGCGGAGAAAGAATTATCGCTGGTCTAGCAGAACTTACCGATCCAGAAGGTAAAGCAATCTGTTTAGTTGCAAGATGCCCTTATCTTCTTGCTATGATGCCAACAGGTGATGTATCTCCAGATGGCAATCCCGCACAATTTAATGTTAACTTTACCAAATGGATTCCTTATTCGTCAGATGATCAGTTTAAAATTCCATATAGTTCAGTTACTGCCATTGGCGAAGTAGATCCTGGAATTTTAGAAGTATATCTTGAAAAGTTTGGAGATAAATTAAATGACACAGACACCGTACAACCCAGTGATTCAAGTGATATTACTGAAGAATCAGGAGTATCTGATAGCGCAGATTGAGGAGAGAGAGGAGAGCCCTGAATGCCTCTTAACTAATCCTTATAGAATAACTGATTTAACTTACTGGGATCATTCTAACGTTGATTACAAAAACGTTCGCAATCCTGATGCTCTTTTCATTGAGGAAAGCGAAGAAAAAGAAATCGACAAAGATGGTAATGAAGTGACAGTTATTCAATCAGATTATATTCTGTTGCAAAAGTTTCCCAAGTATACTAACCAAACTCAAATCTACATGCGAGCAGATGACATCCTGACCATTTGCGATCCGTCGTATTCTGTGCTAGAATACTACCAGAAGACCCTGGGTTGACGCATGAAGTTTTATACGAACATTGAACAGGCGGGGAATCGCATCCTCGTTCGTGGTTATGAGAAAGGTGAGCGAGTTCAGTATCGTGTAGATTATCAACCTAAACTGTACATCCCTTGCAATAAGCAAACGGATCATAAGAGCCTTGATGGGCGGTATCTTAAAGAGATCCGCCCTGGTTCTATTAATGATTGTCGCCAATATATCAATCAGTATGATGGTGTGGAGGGATTTGAAATTCATGGAAATACTAGATACTTGTATCAGTATATCAACGAAGCATATCCCGATGACGAAATTCGCTTCGACTCTTCTCTCATTCGCACATTTACTCTGGATATTGAAACTGGAGCAGAGAATGGTTTCCCTGATATTGAATCAGCAGACCAAGAGATTCTGCTTATTTCTCTCCGTGATTCTTTTACAAACAGGATCACTGTCTGGGGATCAAAGAGTTTCAAGAATGAAGACCGACAGGTTGATTACATCCATTGTAACGATGAGACGAAACTCCTTTCGTGCTTCCTCAAATGGTGGCAGGAGAATACCCCCGACGTAATTACTGGTTGGAACGTTCAGCTATTCGATATGCCATACATCTGCCGACGTATGGATCGAGTGCTTGGGGAAGATCATACTAAACTTTTGTCGCCTTGGAAACTAATCTCATCGCGTGAGATTTTCATTAAAGGTCGCAAACAGATTGCATATGATATTCCTGGCATTGCCACGTTGGATTACCTTGAACTCTACAAGAAGTTTACATACACCAATCAAGAATCTTATCGTCTTGATCATATTGCTTTTGTAGAACTGGAAGAAAAGAAGCTCGACCACTCTGAGTTTGATACCTTCAAGGAGTTCTATACTAAAGACTGGAACAAGTTTGTGTTGTATAACATCCACGACGTTCGACTTGTTGATCGACTAGATGACAAGATGAAGTTGCTGGAACTTGCGTTCACTATGGCATATGACGCCAAAGTAAACTACGAAGATGTTTACTCTCAGGTTCGCATGTGGGATAACATCATCTTCATCTATCTGGCAAAGATGGGTGTTGTCATTCCTCCTAAGAAAGATAGCGTGAAGGATGCTAAGTATGCTGGTGCATATGTTAAAGAACCTGTGCCTGGCATGTATGATTGGATTGTGAACTTTGACCTTAACTCACTGTATCCACACCTCATCATGCAGTATAACCTGTCACCTGAGACCCTCCTGCCACGCCGTAGCAGCGTCAACGTAGACATGCTTCTGGAGAAGCAGTTCGATACCAGCGACCTCGTAGGGGAGACCCTGTGCGCCAATGGCACCCATTACACAACCAAGTTTCAGGGGTTCCTCCCCAAGCTGATGGAGAAGATTTATGAAGACCGCACCATTTACAAAAAGAAGATGATTGCTGCCAAGCAGCAATATGAAAAGACTCCAACGATTGAGTTGAAGAAAGAGATTGCCCGCTGTAATAACATTCAGATGGCGCGTAAGATTCAACTCAACTCTGCCTATGGTGCTATCGGTAACGAGCACTTCCGTTATTATAAACTTGAAATCGCTGAGGCAATTACTCTTTCTGGTCAGCTATCTATTCGCTGGATTGAGAAGAAGATGAATGCCTATCTTAATAAAGTTCTAAAGACACAGGATGTTGATTATGTTATTGCTTCAGATACTGATTCTATGTATCTTAATCTGGGTCCTCTGGTTGAGACTGTATACAAGGGAAGAGAGAAAACTGCTGAGAGCATTGTTACGTTCCTTGATAAGGTCGCTTCGCTGGAACTTGAGAAGTTTATTGAAAGTTCTTATCAAGAACTGGCCGACTACCTCAAAGCATACGACCAGAAAATGAAGATGAAGCGTGAGAACATTGCTGAGCGTGGTTTTTGGACTGCAAAGAAACGCTATGTTCTTAACGTTTGGGATAGCGAAGGTGTGCGTTATGCTAAACCGAAGATGAAAATCTGTGGTATGGAAACTGCACGTTCTTCCACTCCTGCTTACTACCGCGATAAACTAGAGCAGGCATATCGTATCATCGTAACCAAAACGAATGAAGATGTTCTTGACTTCATTAATGAAATCAAGGAAGACACTAAGAAGCAAAATTATCTCAACATTGCATTCCCTCGCGGGTGTAATGGTCTGAAGAAGTATCGTAGTGCTGCTGACATTTATCAGAAGGGCACACCAATTCAAGTGCGTGGTGCGTTGCTCTATAACTATTACATTCGTAAAAACAATTTGGAGCACAAGTATCCAATCATTCAGGAAGGTGAGAAGATTAAGTTCATCTATCTGAAGACACCAAATCCTATCCGCGAGAATGTTATTTCGTTCTTTCAACAACTGCCGAAGGAATTGAACCTTGACAAATACATTGACTACACGCTACAATTTGAGAAGAGTTTCTTTGAACCGCTCAAGAACGTGCTAGAATGCATTGGATGGCAAGCGGAACGTAAAGGCAGTTTAACCAGTTTTTTTAGTTGAGGTATTATGAGTTTCCTACAATCTGTTATTAAGGAGTTAGATAATGAGTTTGCAAGTGTGGCGGATGACGGAATCGCAACGGGCGATTGCGACGGTTTTGTTGATACAGGGAGCTATATTCTCAATGCTCTCATTAGCGGGAGCATCTATGGGGGGTTACCCTCCAACAAAATCACCGCGCTTGCTGGAGAATCCTCTACTGGTAAAACATTCTTTGCCCTCTCTATCGTCAAACATTTCTTAAATAGTAATCCTGAAGCACAGGTAATTTATTTTGAAACGGAATCTGCTGTCTCTAAAGACATGATGGTTTCGCGTGGGATCGATGTTAAACGTGTAGGTTTGGTTCCTGTTACTACTGTTCAAGAGTTTCGCACTCAGTCTATCAAAGTTGTAGATGAGTATATGAAACTTAAGAAAGAGGATAGACCTCCGCTGCTTTTTGTGCTAGACTCTTTGGGGATGCTCTCCACCACGAAGGAGATTGACGATGCCACTGCTGGCAAGGAGACACGCGATATGACTCGCGCCCAGGTTATTAAATCGATCTTTAGGATTTTGTCACTGAAACTTGGGCAAGCTAGTATTCCTCTAATCGTTACCAACCATACATATGAAGTGGTTGGTGCCTATGTGCCAACTAAAGAGATGGGTGGTGGCACTGGTCTGAAGTATGCAGCGTCAACTATTCTCTTCCTGTCTAAGAAGAAAGAGAAAGATGGCACTGAAGTTGTAGGTAACATTATTAAAGTGAAGGCACAGAAGTCTCGCTTTACCAAAGAAAACTCAGATATCGAGACGAGGTTATTCTATGACGCACGGGGATTGGATAAGTATTATGGATTACTGGAGTTGGGTGAGAAATACGGAGTATTCCAACGTAAGGGGAATCGCGTGGTTGTTGGGGAATCTTCCGTTTATCCTTCTGTTATCCTTGCCGATCCTGAGAAGTATTTCACGCCAGAGATAATGCAAGCTTTAGATGAATGTGCCTGTAAAGAGTTTCTATATGGAGTAGTGGATGGAGAGAATTGAAACGACTATTTTACGCAACCTCCTGTGCAACGAACAGTTCTACAGGAAGGTTGTTCCTTTTGTAAAACCAGATTACTTCAATGAGATTCATGAACGTGTAATCTATGAAGAGGTCTGGAACTTCGCAAGCACCTATGAGCTGGTGCCTACGAAAGAAGTATTAACTATCAACCTTGAAGCAAGAAAAGATTTAAATGAGGAAGTATATCAAAACGCAGTTAAAACAATTGCTGAGTTGTCTACCGATCCAATTGAATATAACTGGTTGCTCGACACCACAGAGAAGTGGTGTAAAGACAGAGCAATCTACCTCGCCTTGCTTGAGTCAATCAAGGTCGCGGATGGAGGTAATCCAAAAATATCAAAGGATGCGATTCCAGCAATCCTTCAAGAGGCCCTGGCAGTATCGTTCGATGAACACGTAGGTCACGATTATCTAGAGAATAGTGTAGAACGATATGAGTTCTATCATCGTGAAGAAGATAAGATTCCATTTCACCTTGAATACTTCAATAAGATTACCAAAGGTGGTCTGCCAAACAAGACTCTTAACGTAGCTCTTGCTGGCACTGGTGTAGGTAAGTCACTCTTCATGTGTGACCTTGCCGCTCATTGTTTATCTATGGGTCGCAATGTTCTCTACATAACTATGGAGATGGCAGAAGAAAAGATTGCTGAACGTATTGATGCTAACCTGTTTAACGTCAATATCAAAGACCTTGTGGATTTGCCTGAGACAATCTTCCAAAGTCGCATCAATGAACTGAAGCGTAAAACTCAGGGTCGTCTTATCATCAAAGAATATCCTACAGCATCAGCACATGTCGGTCACTTCAAATCTCTTCTTAACGAACTTCAACTCAAGAAGACGTTTAAACCAGATATCGTCTTTATCGACTATCTTAACATCTGTGCTAGTGCGAGGTATAAAGGCGCTATCGTCAATTCCTATACTTATGTTAAAGCGATTGCTGAAGAACTACGCGGTCTTGCTGTGGAACACAATGTTCCTGTTGTCTCAGCGACGCAAACAACCCGTAGTGGTTTTGGCAATAGTGACGTGGATCTTACTGATACTTCGGAATCCTTTGGTCTACCTGCTACTGCTGACTTCATGTTTGCTCTTATATCGACGGAAGATTTGGAGAAGGATGGTAAAATTATGGTCAAGCAATTGAAGAACAGATACAATGACCCTACTGCATATAAGAGATTTTTGGTTGGGGTTGACAGAGCAAGAATGAAGCTCTATAATGTTGATAACGCTGTTGACCTATCCTCTGATAAAGAAGAGGAGTATGATTTCGAAGAGATGGCAGCACAACAAAGCAAAGATACTAAAAGCAAATTTACCAGTTTTATTTTATGACAATTGATTTTAATAAGTATGTTGAATTCGTTGGTTCTGTCACCAGCCCAGCGTCACGAGATACTGGAGAATTTATTCTTCGTATTAGTGATCTCAAATCTCAAGGTGTAGATATTCAACGTCTGATGACTGCTGCTTGTGGTATCACTGCCGAAGGCGGTGAGTTTACTGAGATTGTGAAAAAGATTGCTTTCCAAGGTAAACCTTATAACGAAGATAATGTCTTCCATATGAAGCGTGAACTTGGAGATATTCTTTGGTATATTGCTCAAGCATGTATCGCACTTGATATTTCGTTTGAAGAAATTGCTCAGATGAACTTTGAGAAACTGACTGCTCGATATCCAGAAGGAACTTTCAGTATTGAGCGAAGCGAAAAACGAGTTGCCAACGACGTATAAACTAATCGCCTCTTCTAAATAATAGAAGGGGTATTTTTTTAACTATGGCTGGATTAACTTGGGGTCAGTTTAATAGAAGAGATAGATACAAAAGCAACTGGCGTGTAGTGTATGAACGCATGAAAAATAATTTACCATTCACTCTAGTTCAAAAAAGCACGACAGATTCTGAAGATGGTATACATGTATATTTTTCTAAAGTTGCTATAAGTATCCCTGCTAAAGTTAATGGTAGATATAAGAAAGATAATATTTTTCTGGATTTAGAACCAAAAAGATTTTCTACCTTTGAAAATTTTTACCGAGAAGTTAAAAAAATTATTCCTGATAGTATGGTATCTGAAGGTGCGGGAGTTCCAATAACTTTAATATTTTTGCCATCAAGAAATTCCCCAATAAGAAATGGAACAAACACAAATCAGATATTGAAAGATTTGGATTTTGGTGGTAGACCTTTGAACGGTCAAGTTAGAAATATATTTTGGGGCAATCTAAAATATTATGTTGATAATGTAGATTCCACTTATAAGTTAAACTATCCAACCGCTACTGAAGCGGGGGAAGCAGATTTTATTAATACTTTCAATCAGGAACTGGATGCCATACTTAAAAAAACAGGATTGTCGTCTATAGATTTAATGGTTGGTAATACAACTTTTGAAAATATTGTTGGTGTTAATAAAGTAGAAGGAACAGTTAAAGCAGACCTAGCATTGGTTGCTTTAGAAAAAGGAAAGTTGAATGACGTTGGGTGGTTCTCACACAAGCAAGGTAATGTAGCATCTGATTTTCAACAATGGGGTGGTGTTACTCACTATGCTTCTGACAAACTTGGCGCTGATGAAACATTAGATAAGTTTCCTGAGATTAGAGCATTTGCAAAATATATGGCTTTTTGGTGTGGAAATGGAATGCAGTATGATTTAAAAAGTTCTAATGGAGTTGGGTTTACTGCAGTGGCAGAGATAGAAGATAACGATTTAAAAATGGAATCTGTTTACGGCAAAAATTTTGGATCTTCTAAGTATGGAGTATCAAATTGTAATGGAGTATTACAGGGTTCTCCATCTATTAAAAAAGTGGGGAACAAATATAAATTAGAAATGTCGTCACATATTGTAATGAATCCAACCGCCATGACTGGCGGGTATGAACCTGTGTTGATGCTCATAAACAAGGGAGACAGGTCGCAGTATGGGATCCCAGGTGCTAGAATAGCGGTGCAGCCACGGGCGAGCAGGAAAGCAAAGTTCATCGTGTCTAAAGATCGCAACGGAAACTATCAGATGAATCCAGCATGAGCAAGAACACTCACCTCGAACACTTAGAAGACAGCATCTTGTTTGATGGCAAAGAAGGCGCTAATGATGCGTTTGCTTTTCTTGATGCTCTTACTAAAACTTTTAGCGGAACTCAAACCAGCAACTTTAAAATCACTACTAAGTGGGATGGTGCTCCTGCTGTAATTTGTGGTGAAGATCCAGAGAACGGTCAGTTTTTTGTTGGAACTAAATCTGTTTTTAATAAGACTGAACCCAAGATTAACTACACTGATTATCATATTGAAGCAAACCATGGCAACTCTTCTGGTCTGGTAGAGAAACTTAAAGTAGCACTGGAACATTTTCCTAAGCTGGGAATCAAAGGAATCATTCAGGGAGACTTGTTGTTTACCGATGATGCTAAAGAAGAGAAGATTGATGGTGTAGATTATCTCACGTTTACTCCTAACACTATCACCTATGCTATTCCGAAAGGAACTGACGCATACAAAAAAGCAAAGCGAGCCAAGATTGGTGTAGTGTTTCACACTCGCTACGTTGGTTCTAGCATTGCAACTTCTAACGCTACGTTCGGTGTTGACATCAGTAAGTTTAATAATACTAATGATGTCTTTGTAATCAGTGCTGAGGTAGATACTCTTGGTAGTAATATGATTCTTAATGCAACCGAGAAGAGAAATCTTAATAACATGAAGAGAACTGCTCCCGCTGCTCTTCGTAATGCTGGTGCGTTCTTGGATGAGATTTCGCAACAGATTAACTCCAAAGATAATTTTAGTGTTGGAACTCGTCTTAAAACTTACTTCAACACTTATGTAAGAGAAGGTAAGCGTATCAGTAATGTTAATCGTTTTATCGATGACTTCAAGAATGCTTATCATGAAACCATGATGAAGGAAGTTAACAAAGTGAAGCAGGAGAAGACCAAGGCTGCTAAACTGAAGAAACTCTATGATGGTATCGAGTTTGTGGATTCCAACATCGCTGGATTCAAAGCAACGATTACTCTCTATGTTATTCTTCAGAATGCTAAAAATATGTTTGTGAAGAAACTGGAATCTGCTGATAGCACTCGCACGTTTCTTCGCACTGATGATGGATTCCGTGTTACTGCCCCTGAAGGATTTGTTGCTATTAAAGATGGAAATGCTACCAAGCTTGTTGATCGTCTTGAGTTTAGTTTGGCAAACTTTACTCTCGCAAAGAACTGGGTAAAGGGAAACTAAATACTAATAAAAATGTTTAAGAGAGTAGTCATTACTTTCGGTCGCTTCAATCCTCCTACCATTGGTCATGAAAAACTCATTGATGCTGTAGCAAGAATTGCTGGAACCGATGACTATAAAATCTATACCAGTCATACCAAAGACAAGAAGAAGAATCCTCTATCTTCCGAACAGAAAGTAGGATACATGAAAAAGATGTTTCCGAAACATAAAAATAATATTATGCTTGATACTGATCTGAAGACAATCATTAAAGTTCTTCAGAGTTTGCAGGGTGAATATTCGGATCTTACTCTTGTAGTTGGCAGTGATCGTGTGCAGGAAATGGATACTTTGATCCAACGTTATAATGGAACAGAGTATACATTTAGAACTCTTGAAACAAAATCTGCTGGCGAAAGAGATCCTGATGCTGACGGAGCAACTGGAATGTCTGCTAGTAAAATGAGAGAAGCAGCAACTAATGCAAACGTTGCTGAGTTTCGTAAAGGTATACCATCTACTTTAGACGATAAAGAAATGATGAAATTAATGACAGACGTTAGAGAAGGGTTGGGTATTAAATGAAATCACTTAAAGAACTGTTAGCACAATCAAAACAAAAATCTTATATGCTTGGCAATGTATTTGCTGAGGGTGATTGGATTCAAAATTCTAATGGTGAAGCGGGAAGAATTCATCGCCGTGGAGTCAATTATGTTATTGCTGTAACAGAAGAAGGTAAAATGTTTCGTGCTTGGGTGAAAGATATTAAAGAACATTGTGGGTGTGAAGATAAAAATATGACAGATAAGGAGAAAGTCAAGTCATTTATAAATAAAAATAAACGACAAAAGAACAATGACAATTGACGAGTTTTCAAAAAGTCTAATTCAAGCGGCAGTTGCTGAGTTAGATGAAGCATGGGAAAAGCCTGAGAAAGAAGAGAAGGGAGAGAAAAAGCATACTGAAGGCAAGGATGAAGAGAAAAAAGAATTAAAAAAAGAAGCAAGAGACATGCCTGGCAATCAAGAGAAGATTGATGCCAATAAGAATGGTAAAGTAGATGCTCATGATTTTGCACTTCTTCGTGCTAGAAAGGGCAAGAAGTCAGTTAAGGAAATGTGGGAGAAGGCAGCAGAGGTTCAGGAAGGTTGGGCTAAAAAAAAAGCCGTAGATGAGGGCAAGAAAGTAGAAATCGAAATCATGCCTCAGGTTGATACTCCTAACGATCCAGAACCACCTACAGGAAAGAAAGCAAAGAAAGAAGTTAAGAAAGAAGAGTTTGCTGCTGAAGGTAAGAACAAGGAAGGTAAGGAGCAAGGTGCTGACGGCAAAGCTTGCTGGAAAGGATATAAGTATGCTGGCACAGAGAATGGTAAAGACAAGTGTGTGAAGGCAGGATATGAAATGGAAGGTGGCGAAGAACTTCAAGAGAAGCGTCTTTCTGCTAAAGAAAAAGCAAAGAAAGAAAAGTTTGTTAAGGGCATGAAGAAGAAGTTCAGTTCTTTCAAGTCTAAGTATGGTGCTAAAGCAAAAGATGTGATGTATGGAACTGCCACCTCGATGGCAAAGAAAGCAGCCTAAATAAGCCGTCATCCATTCTCGGAGGTCATCATGGGCGCAGTAGTAGCAGTAGTCAAACCACTACTTATTTCGATTGCGACTCACCCAGCGGTCAAGAATCTTGTTATTGAACTTCTAACAAAGTATGTGAAGTCAACAGATAATAGCATTGATGATGTCGTTCTTGAGTTGGTTAAAGATAAACTCTTTACACCACAAGCATGATTACTTGTTTTCTGACGAACTGGGGTGTCACAATAGTTCTTGGTTTTCTTTTATCATTATCTGAATGGTTATCAAAAACAAAAAGAACTGAAGCAAATGGTATCTTAGATTTCATTCAATTGTTTCTAAGAACCGTATTACGCAAGGGAGACCAGAAGTAAGGTCTCCTTTTTTTATAAATACTTTTTAGAATACGAATATTTTATAGAGGAAACCGATGGCAATTTTCGGAACAATCGACGCTAAAGCGTTGGCAACAAATGTAAGTGTTACCAACGGTAGCACAACTGTTACTACAACTGGTGACTTCACCAACAGAGCAACTGCTGACTTTGTTCAGAACGGTGATGTTCTTTCATTAGGTGGTGTTCAGTATACTGTTGAGTCGGTAGTTTCAGCAACATCACTCAAACTCAGAACAGCATATGCAGGTTCAACAGGAACTGTTCTTGCTGCTAATGCTATTCGCAGAACTGCACCAAAAGAAGTTGCAACTCTTCTCCTTGATGAGAATGGTCAACTAGCACACTTCCCAACGGGAACAAGTCTCATCTTCATCGATGACACTGAAGCTGCTCTAGATGAGAACAAGGTTCGTGGTCTCAAGTGGCCAGGTTGGTGGGCATATAGAACCTATACTGATGGTGATGGCAATACTCGCCATAAGGCAGAGTGCCTAGCATTCGCTAATCAGACTGCCGCTAACGCTGGTGACTATGGCACCGCTCAGGGTGGAACAGAAGATAATCCTGCTGCTGATGTAGTATCTGCAGTTACTATCACTGGTCAACCTGCTGCTGTAACTGGTGCTGCTACTCCTTACACTGGAACATTCACAGTTACAACTTCGACAACTGGCACACCTGGAACTCTTCTATATCAGTGGCAGTATCAAACTGCTACGCAGACAACCAAGTGGACTAATGTTACCAACACTGGTGTATACACTGGTGCTACAACTGATACTCTCACACTTACTGCTGCTGCTAAGGCAACCTATGATGGTTATAAGTATCGCGTGAAGATTACATCTGCTGGTGGAACTGAGGAAGTCATTTCCAACTCTGCTTCTATTACCTATGCATGATGATGTATGATTTTTAATGAGTTGACACCAGACAACTGGTTGTTGTTTGCAATCAAAAACTACAACAACCCGTTGTCTGTTACATATGATGACTTTGAAGAAGACCTTCAAAAGTTCAAATATATTAAAAGATTATTGAGACGCTATGATACTACTGGTGAGTTGAAACATCATTTGATTCTCAATCATATCATAACACTATATAATGTATTCAATGACGCAGCAACGCTGCTTCTATTCTATAAAATAGAATCGCAATACTGGTCAATCTTAAAAGCATACATGTTGTTTTTAGATAGATTGCCAGAGAATGTAGATACAACAGATGTAGACGAACAATGTCTGAAACTTCTAAAACTACTGTGAATGAAATGATGGCAGGTGATGGATCGTCACTAGCACTTCCTCCTGCCTTTGTCTTTGTTAACACAGCAAAGAAAAAGAAAAACTTGAAAAAGACCAAAGATGAAAAGATTGATGGTCGCAAGAAGAGTGCTAAAAAACTAATCCAACGTGTAATGTCTAGGAGGAAAACTAAAATGTCTGAAGAGAATATGGAAAATATTTCGGAGGCAACATCCGAAACTGAAAAGGCGCAGAAGCAAATTAAAGCTTCTAAGCAGATGAGAGCGAAGAGAGAACTTCAATCAAAGCGCACTGCTGCTAAGCAACAAGCACAAGATAAGTCGGATGAAATGAATACTTTGCTTCGTGCTCGCATGGCAGATTTTAAAAAGAAGTCAGCACAGAAGCAACAGAAAGCTTCAAAACAAATTATGAAAAAAGAGGAAGTGGAAATGATTTCTCAACCAAGAACTGGTTCAGCAGGTGGTGTAGATGTATTTACCACTGCTCTTAAAGTTGCTGAAGAAGGAACTGGATGGGGTAGAGATCCTGAAACATCATTTGCAAATCTTGTATTCAATGATGGCACTTCTGGTAGAATCGGTGTCTTTGATGCAAAGAGAATCCTTGCTGCATACGAAAGTCTATCACCAGAGAACAGAGATAAGTTCCGTGTCATGCTAAACATGAGTGCTTCATCTTATCAGAAAGCACTTGACTTTGCTGTAAGAAACGTCTGATAAGGAGTGTCATGCCGTTTGGGAAAGACCTTTCAGTATTAGAAGCGAAGTTTCAAATATATGAAGATCTCTCCAAAGAGATGCTTGACAAGCTTGAAAGAGCGGTTGATAAGATAAGTGAGAGCAATCAAAATGTTGCTCTCATTTTAGAACGACATGAAAATAGATTAGATCAAGTAGATAGATCAGAAGCAGCAATCTTGGAACTTATTAAAGGTATCAATGCTAAGCTAGAAAAACTTGAAAGAAAAGTAGAAGACCTTTCTAAGTTTCGTTGGATTACTATGGGAGTTGCTACTGCTGCTACTGTGGTAATTGGATCAGCGGCATTCTTCGGTAACCTCTTGACACTAGGAAAAACGGATGCTACTATGGGAGGAGCGACCACACAACTTACAAAATGAATTATATTGACACCAAGTATATTGGTTTGGTCTCTTC